GCGAATAGGCGTGCCCTCATCGACCTCCCAGTAATAGACCCGAGCATGCTGGAGGTAGGGAAGTGAGGGAGCGCTGTCGGTCTTGGTATTTGCTCAACCATCGGCGTGACACGCAGATGATGCGTGCAAATCGCCAGCGGACATGTATTCGAAAGGGCCAGCCATGATGAACGACAGCGCCGCCATCCTTGACGATCTGCTTTCGCGCTGGCACAGCCATTGCCGCGCCTACAAGGCCAACCAGCAAACACCCCGCGATCCCATGTTCCGCGACACCAAGAGCGGGAGAGGCTGGGACAGCACTGACGAAATCATCGAGGACGAGATCCACGGCTCAATGATGGAGGCCATCGACTTCCAGGTGAGCGAGATGCAAGACCCGTACAGGGCCGCCATCTACGCGCTTGCAAGGAACCTCTGCACTGGTCGCAGTGTGTGGCTGTCGCCGAGACTGCCAACCGACCCGCTGCAGCGCGCTACCATCGTGACGGAAGCAAGGAACCAGATAACCAAGCGCCTGATGGCGGTAGGGGTGATGTGATGGAAAGGCCTGAAAAGATGTTCGATGCGCTCGGCAAGGCTGTCAGCGAGTTTGAGAGAACGACTTTGGTCGCCAGGCTGAAAGAGGTCGAAGCGAGCAAGTTCATCGGAGCGGATGGGAAGGAGTACTACAAGATCCCTCCGCCACGCCGATATGCCAAAGAGCAGTAAAGAATATTTACAACTGCGCGCTTGCAATGGCTGTAAAGACTCTTTATTCTCGCGCTCGGTGGGCGGAGTTGCCTCTAAAAAAGGCGCATCACGCATGCGGATTCGGTCAGGCATTGTTCTTAAGCTCACGCGGGGATAAGCGCCGCGCAATGCCATCAGTCATTTTGAAGACTGTAGAGTCCGCAGCCGTGATGGTGAGAGTGAAGCCTGATTCACGTATTGCGGCGCTACGACCCACTAGGCCCGCTGAAACAGAACGAGAGAGTCGAAGCCCGAGATCAGGACGGGCCGCCATCAAACCACAAGCCTCCCAGTAGCAATACTCGGTGGCTTTTTCGTTCGCCGGGCAGATCAACGACCACCATCGGCTTTATTAGCTCAGGTCTGACCCGGCACCCCAACCGCAGCAAGCGGGCTTGGCGACGGTCAAGAAGCGCGGATTGCTGACGCAGGGAAAGACCTGCTATGCAGAGAACTCGCTGACAGCCCGGAATAGACGGGACCAATTCACACGGCAAGCAGTTGCCACATTGCCCGCAGTCGAGAGGCTAGCGGGCTTTTTTACGTTCAACCGCACTTGGGCGAATCCAAGGGCCGCGAGGCAGCTATGGCACGACCAACCAAGTTCAAACAGGAGTTCATCGCTCAAGCCGAGAAGCTTTGCAGGCTCGGCGCGACTGACCAAGAGGTAGCCGACTTCCTGGAAGTGGAAGTGCGGACGCTTTATCGCTGGAAGGCGGATAACGAGGCATTTTGTCAGGCCTTAAAGGCTGGCAAGGATGTTGCTGACGACCGAGTGGAGCGAAGCCTGTTTGCGCGTGCGAATGGGTATGAGCATGACGAAGTGGATATTCGCGTTGTCGCTAATGCCATCGTGCAGACGCCGGTTCGTAAGTACTACCCGCCAGACACGACAGCAGCGATCTTCTGGCTGAAGAACCGGAAGCCGAAGGAATGGCGCGAGACGAAGGCTGTTGAGCTGACTGGCGCGAACGGCGGTCCTGTTGTTGTCTCGACTACGCCGACTGACGAACGCCTGTGAAGCTGACGGCCCGGCAACTCGCTGCACAGGAAGTGCTGGCGGGAGATGCCACGCACTGCATGCTGTTCGGTGGGTCGCGGTCGGGCAAGACGTTCTTGCTGGTGCGCAACGTGGTCATGCGCGCAATGAAGGCGCCTAAGAGCCGCCACGCCATCCTGCGCTTCCGGTTCAACGCCATCAAGGCGTCGGTGATCTTCGACACCTTTCCGAAGGTGATGGAGCTTGCATTCCCGGGTGTCACGTACACGATCAGCAAGACGGATTGGTTCGCTGAGCTGCCGAACGGCTCGCAAATCTGGTTTGGCGGGCTGGACGACAAGGAGCGCACCGAGAAGATTCTGGGGATGGAGTTCGTCACGATCTACTTGAACGAGGCGAGCCAGATCCCGCAAGGATCGAGAGATATTGCTGTCACGCGGCTGGCGCAGCAGGTCAACCAGGTCATCCAAGGGAAGCAGACGATCCCGCTAAAGCCGCGCATGTACTACGACTGCAACCCGCCGTCGAAAGTGCATTGGGCCTATCGCCTGTTCGTTGAGAAGCGTGACCCTGAGACGAAGCAGCCGCTAAATCGTCCTGATGACTATGCGGCGTTCCAGATCAATCCGCACGACAACGCCGAGAACGTGTCTGCAGGCTACCTAGACACGCTAAAGAACCTGAGCGCGCGGCTGCAAAAGCGCTTCCTGAAAGGGGAGTTCGCAGACGCCACGCCGAATCAGTTGTTCCATGAGGAAGACATTGACAAATGGCGCGTGCTGGATGGCTCTATGCCCGACATGGTGCGCGTGGTGGTCGCTGTGGACCCTTCGGGCTCGGATGATGTGGACAACGCTGACAACGACGAGATCGGCATCTGCGTGGTTGGGCTCGGCACTGACGGCAATGCGTATCTGATCGAAGACTGCACCGTGAAGGCTGGCCCAGCGACATGGGGGCGCATCGCAACAGATGCATATGACCGGCACAGCGCAGACGCCATCGTGGGGGAAATCAACTACGGCGGCGCGATGGTCAAGCAGACGATCCAGGTTGCCAGGCCTCGGACCAACTTCAAGGCAGTGACTGCCAGTCGCGGCAAGGCGGTGCGTGCAGAGCCATTCAGTGCGCTGTACGAGCAAGGGAAGGTGCGCCACGTTGGCGACTTCCCATCGCTAGAGGACGAGTTGACAGCGTTCTCAACCTTCGGATACATGGGCGAAGACAGCCCCAACAGAGCAGACGCCCTGATCTGGGGCCTTGCAGAGCTATTCCCGGCGATCACAAAGCCCAAGACGGAAAAGAAACCAATGACTCAACGACGCAGGCCTTCCGTTCGTGGTGGCGCTGGCTGGATGACCTCCTAACTCATGACCGAAAAGCAACTTCTCCAACTCGCCCGCGAGCAATACGCCGAAGCCTGCGAAGGACTGGCTCAGGTGCGCGAAGAGTTCGAGGAAGACATGCGCATCTTCGACGGGCAAGGCATTTGGCCTGAGCGTCTTCGTGCCGCTCGTGAGGGTGATCCGAAGGGCGCTCGACCCTGCCTGAACATCTCTGACCTTGGTCCTCGCGTGCACCAGGTCACGAACGATTTCCGCCAGAACACGCCAGCGATGAAGATTCGCCCGGTCGATGACAAGGCCGACCCGGAGACGGCCAAGATATTCAATGGCCTCGCACGTCACTGCGAGCAGCGCTCAGACGCTGACATGGCCTACGAGAACGCCAACTTCTACCAGACGGTTGGCGGAGAAGGATGGTTCCGCATGGTCGAAGAGTTCTGCGACGGCTCGCGTGAGCTGGCAATCCGTCCGGTGTTCAACACCCGTGCGGTGAAGCCTGACCCTTTCGCGCTCGATCCTGTCGGAATCGGCATGCGCTACTGCTTCGTTGATGAGGACGTGCCGCGCGCAGTGTTCGAGCGCGAGTATCCAGGCGTCGAGGTCTGCGGCTGGGATGGTGATGACGTTTACGGCTGGGTCACTGACGAAACAGTGAAGGTGTGCGAGTGGATGCACATCGAAACCAGCAAGAGGAACCGCATCAAGACGCGCGACGGCGAGGTTTATGAGGATGAGTACTGGGATCGCGCCAAGAAGACTGGCTCCAACCCCGAGGTCATGGGCACGTACGAGGAAAAGAACACTCGTGTGGTGTGGCGCAAGCTGGTTGCCGGCAAGATCCTGAAAGAGGTCGATCTCCCGATCACCTTCATCCCGATGTTCCGCATGGCTGGCGAGTCGTACATGAAAGACGGTCGCCAGGTGATGAAGGGCATCGTCCGGGACTCACGCGACTCGGTGCGGATGGTGAGCTACATGTTCTCCACCTACGTGGAAGCAACCGCCTTGCAGCCGAAAGCACCTTTCATTGGAGCTGCAGGGGCGTTTGACGGGTTTGAAGACGAGTGGGCCGGCGCAAACAGCGAGAACCTCTCCTATCTCGAATACAACACGGTTGACCTGCAGGGACAGCCTGCACCGCCTCCGCAGCGCTCGCAGCCTCCCATGGCCTCGCAAGGGATCATGCAAGGCCTGATGCTTGCCAAGGACGCACTGAAGGACACATCGGGCCTCGGCGCTGCATCGCTGGGCCAGAAGGGCAACGAGACGAGCGGCAAGGCCATCTTGGCGCGTCAGAAGGAGGGCGATGTTTCGACTTTCCACATCCCTGACAACGCAGCCAAGGCGATTCGGCACTGTGGCCGCGTGTTCGTGCAGTGGGCGCCGAAGGTCTATGACGAGGCAATGACTGCGCGGATCATCGGCGAGGATGGATCGGCTGATAAGGCCTATCTGGACCCGTCGCAAGAAGAATCTATGCGCCGCGTGCCTCAGGCGGACGGCTCGATTCGACGCATCTACAACCTCGGCGTTGGCAAGTACGACGTGGTTGCATCCGTGGGGCCGAGCTACACGACGAAGCGTGTTGAGCAAGCCGAGATGATGAACCAGCTCTTCCAGAGCTTCCCGCAGGCATTCCAGGTGCTGGGCGACATCTTCATGGAGAACCAAGACGGGCCCGGAACCGACCGCATGGCGAAGCGCCTGAAGGCCATGCTTCCGCCACAGGCAGCGCAGGCCGATGGTGATGATGACGAAGGTCAGGCAGTGCCGCCACAGGTTCAGGCGCAGCTGCAGCAGTTCCAGCAGCAACTGGAAGAGGGCAAAGCGATCGTTCAAGAGCTGATGCAGGAGAACGACCAGCTCAAGGCGGAAAAGACGGCCAAGGACTCCGAGATCCAAGCCAAGATTTACGCCGAGAACGAGGCCACGCAGCGCACGAAGATTCAATCGCTGGCGAGCATCACTGTCGCCGAGATGAACAACGAGACGAAAGAGCTTCTGGCCGGCATGCAGCACGCGCTGAGCCAGGCACAGATGGTCAACGACCAACAGAACCAATTCATCGAAAAGATGCTGCAGGTTCAGCAAGCCGAGCATTCGCAGTCGTTGGACATCGCCAACACACAGCACTCGCAAGGGCTGGATCTGCGCAACGCAGACAACGCCGAGCAACAGCAGCAATTCAGCCAGCAGCAGGCCATGGAGCAACAAGCCATGGCGGCTCAGCAGGCGCAGCAAACACCGCCAGCAGGCGGCTAAACCTACCGGTGGGTTCACCGGGCTCCTCTCGCAGGAACACCATGTCAACAGAAAACGCATCGGCGCTTGCCGAGGGGCAAACATTGCCCGCTGATACCAGTCAGCAAACCGAAGTGACGAGCACTGAAAACTCGGAAGCTACTCCCAAGACCTTCACGCAAGCCGAGCTTGACGCGATTGTTCAGAAGCGAGCGGCGAAGGAAGCACGCAAGGCAGACGCCCGTTATCAGGAATTGCAGCGAGAGATCGCCGCCCTGAAGGAGCCGAAGCCTGCCGAGGTCAAGACGGAAAGCGCACCCAAGCGCGAAGACTTCCAATCGTATGAAGACTATGTAGAGGCTCGTGCCGACTGGCGAGCTGAGCAGAAGGTCAACAAGCGGTTCGAGGAATTCGAGAGCAAGTCAGCGAAGAAGGACACCGAAACCCAGCAGGCGAAGGCCCAGCAGGAGTTTCAAAAGCGAGTGGATGCAGTGATCGAGTTGGGGCAGAAGTCCTATCCCGATTTCGATGCAGCGATCAATGAGGCGGTCGAAGACGGCGTTATCCCAACGAAGGGCGCGCTGTACGAGGCGATCATGGATTCGGATGTGGGCGAAAAGCTCGCATACCACCTTGCCAAGCATCCCGCAGAAGCAGAGCGCATTCAAAAGCTCTCTGTGTACGGGCAACTTCGCGAACTGGGAAAGCTGGAAGACAAGCTCACGGCGAAAAAAGAGCAGCGCGAGACGATGGACCCCATCGGCGGACGCACATCCAACACAGGCGGAATCTCTGACTCTCTGTCCCACGATGCGTGGATCAAACAGCGTGAAAAGCAGATCCGCGACT